AGAAGCGGGAAGAACTTTTGGATACCATCTTCGCCCAACAACTGACAAAATTTGGACAGCACGTACCCGTACGACAAAAAGTTCTTCCGTGTGCTCGGCTTGTGCTTCTCAAACGGTTCTTGGATATCATTGAACATCTGCTTGAGACGATCTTCCAAATGTTGTGGCAATTGAGGAGGTGCCAAGCCGCTCACCGCGTTGCAAATGGCGTACTTGTTATCGTAAAATTTGTTCAGACGCAGCTTTTTTAAGAAGGCATGGACCTTGTCTGGCGTGACATCGCTCCGTTTGCACGCACGCTCCTTCTTGAACTCGGCTCGGACAGCTTCCAGTACTTCGACGGGAATCTCGGTGTTCTCTTTGCCTTGCAAGGTGTTCAACCATTCCGTGAAATGATTCATGCGCTTGTACGCAAACGTTACGACCTTGGTGGTCTGCTCGATTTCCTGGTCATACGTCAAAGCCTGTGTATCTGTGAACACCTGAGTGCAGCCACATTCTGGACACACAAGCATCGATTCACGCTCATTGAGGATCAGTGTCACGCAACACGAGGTGCATGCCCAGGCCTTTTGGAGCACACCATCGCCCTTCAAAGGACGAGCCTGGGCCGCCTCGAAATCCTTTTCGACATGCTCGAGGTATTGCTGGTACACGGCATGTTTGTTGCCTTTCCTTGAGATGGTCACAAACCCGTCCATGGCCTTGCTTTCCGTGGCCTGTCCTTCGCCGGGCTGCTGGGTGTGCTCGGCCATGTACTCACGTATGAAAGGCATCGCGTCAAGCATGTACTCGACCTCCGCATCAGTTCCAAGCAAACTGGATATCCGTTTCTCGTACCGGCTTTCCAAGGTGGTCATGTCGGACTGTGTGGCGTGTGCATTCTCAAGGTTTAAATTCTACAGAGTACACACACGGGGACTCCGTATGGAGAACTTTAAAAGTCAGCTCACGCTCGGGGGGACAACAAGCCGCATAAACCAATTAGCTCATGTGTCGTTGCTTGACGGAAGGGATAATACCAGCGTCGGTCTCAATACCGAGTACGCGCGTGGAGCAAATAATGTGGTCGTGGGTGCCTATGCCGGCGTCTCTATCGACGATGCATGTGAAAATATGGTCATCATTGGATCCAGGTGCGCGCAACAAGTGCACAATTCGACATTCTCCGTCGCCATCGGAACACAAGCGGCATCCCTCGCACAAGCCATGCATTATACGGTGCTCCTCGGCAGTGATGCAGGTAGGTATACGCGCGGGTCATTCCATTGCACGGCCGTGGGGTATGCCGCTGGCGCCTACATGGTCGGTGGATTGCGCAATACCTTTGTCGGAGCACATAGCGGCATGTATGCTTTGGACACAAGCGATAACACCTTTGTGGGCGAATCTGCAGGCGTTGGGTGCCACCAAGGTGCTATGAATGTCGCAGTCGGATCAGGCAGTGCACAAGGTCAAGTCGGCAGCAATAATGTGGTCGTGGGTTTCCAAGCTGCCGGGAATGTTGCTGTGTGTGATGACACGGTCGCAGTCGGGACGCTCGCAGGACAAGAAGCAATCCAATCTTCTAAAAATGTCTTTGTCGGGGGCAGTGCGGGCCAGTATGCGTCCAATGCCACGCTGTGTACGTTTGTGGGGTACGGGACCGGAGCCAATTGTTCCAACAGCACCATGAATGTCTCTGTTGGCGCACTGAGTGGTCAAGGCTCCAACGTAGGGTCCAATAATGTCGTGTTGGGATTCCAGGCGGCAGGTAATGTGGGTGTCATTGGAGATACCGTCGCTGTCGGGGCCTCGGCCGGGTTCACGACCTCTGGGACACAAAATGTATGGATTGGATCTCAAACGGGTGCATACGCGTCCAATGCATCGCAGGTCGTCGCACTCGGGTATGCAGCTGCGTCCGATGCGAACGGGACGTCCAACACGGTCTTCGTCGGCGCCTCGGCGGGTTCCAATGCCAATGGGTCCTCAGATTCAGTCAGCATCGGTGCCTCAGCAGGTCTTGTAGCAAACGGATCCCAAAATGTCTGGGTCGGCTCCCAAGCTGGTTCAGGTGCTCTCAGCGCATCCAATGTGGTGGCTCTCGGGTACAATGCTGCAGCTTTGGCGATTGGGTCATCTGGTAGTGTATTTGTCGGATCGTCGGCGGGGACATACGCGTCCGGAAATCAAAATACATGGGTCGGTACCTATGCTGGAACATATGCGTCCAACTCGGCACATGTGGTCGCTGTGGGATACGGAGCAGCTATGAATGCAAATACGGTGCTCGACTCGGTGTGCATTGGATCACATGCTGGAGGAAATGTCGTACAATCCACATCATCTGTACTGATAGGATCCCTTGTCGCAGCCGATGCAACCCAAGCGTTCCAGAGCATCGTCATTGGTATGTATGCGGCTCTCACTGCATACCGTCTCAACAACTCGGTCATCGTCGGTTTCATGGCAGCTGGGGGAGCATCGGCCGGGTTCGCCACAGATTCTGTCATTCTCGGGTACTCTGCGGGATACAACGCTGTCCATTGCCAAGGAACTGTCATGCTCGGGAGCCAGGCGGGGACGAGCGCTTTGAACTGTGAAAATTCGGTCATGATAGGCTTGTATGCCGGTCAAGGAGCGACTCAGGCTGATAACAGTATCCTGATAGGCTGGAATGCCGGCCACAACGCAAAGTGTTCTGACACCTTGTGTATCGGTACCAACAGCGGGGCATTCAATGTCTACCAAAGCGTGTTTGTAGGTTCGGGTGCAGGCGCGCAAAATTGCAATGATGCCATAGCAATTGGATATGGAGCGACAGTGTCGGGGTCAGACGCTGTGTGTATTGGGCAATCTGCAGCCTTCTCGGCTACTGGAATCGAAAATGTGTATGTTGGAAGCTGGGCCGGGTCCAGAGTGACAGGGTCATACAATGTGACAATCGGGTACTGGATCGGACCTCGACCTGATGTGCTTGCATTGACGTCGACAGTGGCCATTGGATACATGGCGGCATTTTACGCTCTGCAAGCCAGCGAATGTGTTTTTGTAGGTAACTCAGCAGGATATGGGGTGTCTGGCAACAATAACGTGTTTGTCGGAAGCCAATCGGGGTCAAACATTTCCAATGCCTTCCAAGTCGTCGCCCTGGGGTATGGATCTGGATCAGCTGCACAAGGAGCTGCCAATAGTGTGTTTGTGGGAGTGTCTGCGGGTGCACAAGCGATTGGTGTACAAGATTCAGTCAGTGTGGGTACCCAAGCAGGTCTCAATGCCAATGGTTCGCAAAATGTGTGGGTGGGTTCACAAGCTGGATCAAATGCTTCCAGTACAATGCAAAGTGTCGCAGTCGGGTATGCAGCTGCTACCTATGCAAACGGAGCTGCCAATAGTGTGTTTGTGGGTGCCTCGGCTGGTTCACAAGCAAAGGGAACATCGGACGGCGTTGCTTTGGGATACAATGCTGGCTACTCTGCAAACGGCTCCAAGAATGTGTGGATCGGTTCACAAGCTGGATCACATGCGTCCAGTACAATGCAAAGTGTCGCAGTCGGGTACGGAGCTGCTACCTATGCAAATGGAGCTGCCAATAGTGTGTTTGTAGGTGCCTCGGCTGGTTCGCAAGCGTATGGAACTCTCGATTCGGTCAGTATCGGTACTTCGGCGGGTCTGACAGCACAAGGAATGCAAAACGTATGGATTGGGTCCTTTGCCGGAGCGAGTGCATCGTCCCTTGCTGCATTTGTTGTAGCTATAGGGTACCGAGCAGGGAACGCAGCGACAGGCCCGTTCAACGTATGGGTCGGGACGAGTGCGGGCGCTCAGGCGTCAAGTGCGTCCAGCACAACTGCCGTGGGGCACCAAGCGGCCATCTCGGCAACTGGGTCGCAGAATGTGTGGATGGGGTACCAAGCTGGCGCACATGCATCGTCGGCATCAAGTGTCGTTGCACTGGGGTACCAATCAGCACTCTATGCCACGGGATCTCAGAATGTATGGATGGGATATCAAGCAGCGCAAAATGCAACTGGGTCATCGAGTGTCGCGATAGGGTACCAAGCTGCAACCTCCACCACGGGATCACAGAATGTATGGGTCGGCTCTTTTGCTGGGTATAATGGAGTGGGTGCGTCCGATGGTGTTGCTTTGGGTTACAAAGCTGGGTATACCGCAAATGGAGCCCAAAATGTGTGGGTCGGGTCACAAGCTGGTTCAAATGCCAAAAACACGTCAACTAGTGTTGCTGTCGGTTATGGTGCTGCTAACGCTGCAAATGGGGCAGGCAACAGTGTCTTTGTCGGCATCTCGGCGGGATCGCAAGCTATCGGGGTACAAGATACAGTCAGCATTGGTGCCTCAGCTGGTTTCATCGCGAATGGCTCACAAAACGTTTGGGTTGGATCACAAGCCGGTGCAAACGCTTTTGGAACAATGCAAAGTGTCGCTGTCGGATATGGATCTGCTACCTTGGCAAATGGGACAGCCAGCAGTGTTTTTGTCGGCACCTCGGCGGGGTACAATGCACATGCAACGAGTGGTTTAGTTGCTGTTGGATTTGAAGCTGGATACAATGCAAGTGGTACCTCAAATTGTGTGTTTGTTGGCATGCAGGCAGGTCAGCAAGCATCCGGACAAGATAGCATCGTTGTGGGAACAGGGTCAGGAGCATCCATACAATTGTATAGCAATGACAGTATTCTTATTGGGACAGCCTTGACCCCGGCATATCTTGACACCTCAATCATTGTTGGAAGTGGTGACATTGCATCGAATGTTCAGGCACGTAGCAGCATTATTATTGGCGGCACAAGTCTTGGCGATGGTAGCATATTGACAAACTCCAGCATCATCGGTCACTCAAATTTTACGGGAAATGTTCAGCTTGACAATTGCGTCATCATGGGACATAGGCTGTCAACACCACTGGATTTTCCTCAGGTCGACGCATGGGGTGATCCGTTGATTTCTCCTTACCCTGAGCAAACAATTTCAAACACACTCGTGATTGGCACAGATGTCAAACTACTATCTACTGACAGCGACAAATGCATCATTGGTGTTAATGGCATTCGCATCCTTGAAGGTTCATTAAACTATATTAACTTTTCAGATAACATCTATAACGACCCATACTTGATTGCTGATGCAGATGCGCTCACGATTGCCCGGCAATTGATTGTGCAAGGCTGGGACAGCAGTGGTACTTCTGTTGAGCCATGCTTCGTGGCAAACACATCTGGCCTGTACATGCTCCACAATATGACGATATACCTCAACAGTCAGATGAACTGTGGAATAAACTATGCGAATTACTCGGTTCTGTATACACCACCCAACGTCAGCAAAGGGGGCATTTTCATCTGGGGAGAGACTGGGACGCTAGGGTGGAGGTCAGCCGGGGCATATGGCCAAAATGATGCATTCGGCGTGCTTGGTTGGAATATTTCGAATGTGACAATTTATACAGACTTTGTTGTGCTTGCCAATACAGGGAATGATGTGCTCATTGCAAATGCACTAGGACTTTTTGTTGCAAATAACCTATCTGTGCTTGGGGCCACTACCGTTCAAGATCTCACAGTGCAAGGAAACTGCAATTTACAAGATCTCACAGTGCAGGGATCATCCATTGTTCAAGATATTACCGTGCAAGGGGCCTCAAGTGTTCAAGACCTGAGCGTTCAGGGGCAAGTTGTGGGTGCACTCACTGTTTCAGGTCGCCTGTCAGTTGAGTCCTTGTTTGTCGGAGGCGTCCCAGTCACTGGAGGGTCCGGTGGTGGCGGCGACAGTGGATCTTCAACATCACAAACGTCTGTATCTACCACAGATTTGTTAGTGGCCAATTTGAATGCTACTTCGTCTGTGATCATGCGCACGAGTCCAAAAGGATCGTTTGACACGCCCTCAAATACGCATTACATCTCCATCGCAAATGCAATTCTGCAAGGCAGCGTGTTCGATAATGTCATGGGGTCATTGTCTGTTTCTGTGACCAACCAATTTTCCAACTCCAGTGCAAAGATTGGCCATGGTGTCATGTCGGTCTTGATGGCCACGGGGTCGGCAGAGATGGATATCATGCCGCTGTCCATGCATTCCAGCACGAACTTATCAACATTCAAGGTTGGCAAAACATCAGATAATGGCAATGTTGTTATCCAAACAGATTCAGATTGTTGCATCACATGGCAATTTTACGGATCTGCATTTTCATCCACTGGGCCATCGAGCGATGTCACGCCATATACCAGCCTCGCGGGTGCATCAAACATCGTGGCGTACAGTATAGTTGCCAAGACACTCTTTGTGGGCAACTTGGCTGCTCCTTCATCTCTCATCGTGCGTGCGTGTCCCAGCGGATCCTTTGACCTTGCGGCCAACACGCATTATATCTCTGTGGTCAACGATATCCTTGCCGGGAGCACGTATAACAATGTGGCAGGCACACTCTATGTCTCTGCGTCCAACCAAATGTCAAATACAAATGTCAAGATGGCACAAGGATCCTTATCTATCATGAAAGCTGCCGGATCTTTCGAAATGGATATCATGCCCTTGTCCATGCACCTCTCGACCAACATATCAACATTTACAGTCGGAAAAACATCAGATAATGACACTCTTGTTGTCCATACAGATACGGATTGCAGCATCACATGGCAATTTTTCGGGTCGGGATTTTAATTTCTCCAGTACAGTGTATCCGGTAAGACATGTCATTGACGACGATCAATTACTCGGATGTTTTTTACCGGAGGAACGGCCTTGGAAATGTCACCGCCTTGACCCTCCAAGGAAATGCGAGCGTACCAGCCTTGACCGTGACTGCCGGCAATATCTATGCAAACTCGTCATATTTCCAAGTGAGCTATGCAAACATCGGGAACACTGCCATATCTTCCACGGGCACAGACGGCTATATTCAGTATTCTTCGTCTGGTTCACGGTCTGCTCCGGTCCTCACGTTCAGCGGTGATGTCACGGGGTTGTACAAATCTGGCACGGGACAACTCGCCTTTACGTCGGCAGGGACAAACTCGGCAATCATCGCGAACAACTCATATGGCGGATCCTCATTTAATTCGAGTCTTGCGATCACTGGAGTTCTCACCGTTCCTAATAATGGAGGTGTATTTGGCTACGCACCAAGTATAACTGGAAATACAGATTCAACAACCGGTATATTCTTTAACTACAGCGGATACGGTGCACCAAATATGGGTGTTTCGGTAGGCTCAACGCCCATAGCCACATTTGCGTCAAGTGCTGCCAGTGGGCCTGGATCAAGCATCTATTCAGATTTAACAATCAATGGAAATGTCAGCATCTCTGCCTCCAAGGCATTAATACTCAGCGCAGGACCCTTGTATGCTAACACATCCCTGCTACAAGCCAATAACGTACTCATCGGGAACAGCTTGACACTCACGTCCGGACCCGTATATGCCAACACATCACTCCTCCAAGCCAATAATGCACTCATTGGGAACAGCTTGACGGTGACGACAGGTCCCATATATGCCAACGCATCACTCCTGCAAGCCAATAACGCACTCATCGGGAACAGCTTGACACTCACATCCGGGCCACTCTATGCCAACACATCACTCATAAAAGCCAACAATCTTACAATTGGAAATGTTGTGACGCTGAGCAATATTCCTGCACAGTATGCGTTGGTGACAACCTCGGGGGGCGTCCTGGCCAACTCGGTGACAACCCTGACGGAGCTCGCTCAATTGAGTGGTATTGGGGGCACAACGGTGATTTCTCAGCTCAACCAAAAGGCCAACTTGAGTGGAGCCACATTTACAGGTGCAGTAACACTCAGTGCAATATTGTATGCATGTTCGAATGTGCAAAGTGTGTCATTTCAAAATATCAACGACCCAACTACGGGATACGCGTTTGGGGCAACAGGTCAGTGTAATGTGATTTCCGCTGGGGTAACATGCGCCGTGTTTGCAAGCCAAACAAAAGGCGGCTCGAGCATCTCATCTGACTTGTCAGTCACGGGGAATGTGAGCATTTCAGCTTCCAAGGCATTGATCCTCAGCGCAGGACCAATCTATGCAAACACATCCCTTGTCCAAGCCAATAATGCAACCATCGGGAACGCCTTGACACTTTCTGCAGTGCAAGCAAGTTATGCATTGGTGACCTCCGCAAGTAATACCATCACAAGCTCGACAGTGCTTGCGACAGAATTGGCTCAACTAAGTGGCATTGGCGCGACAACCGTGATTTCCCAACTCAACCAAAAGGCAAACCTCTCTAGTGCGACATTCACAACGCTCTCTACAGGTACCCTCAACGTGACCGGAACAACCACACTCGGAAGCTCTGTCGTCTTGGCAAGTCCAACAACATTCACCACTGGTACAGCCACGTTTACCAATGCCTTGACAGCGAGTTCAAATTTGAGTGTCGGTGGCGACTTGACTGTGACGGGGAATTTGACGGTTTCTGGAAATACGACGACGGTGAACACGCAACAACTGACTGTCGCTGATCCGATCGTCGTCATCAATTCAGGTGGACTCACGAGCAATGCGGGGTTGTACATTGGATCTGGGACGAATGGTGCCAATGTGGTGGTCGCATACAACCCAGCGTCCAAGAATATCGAAATGTATAAAACAAGCAGTGTGTCAACAACCAACAATGCATTCACAAATACGGGGTATGCAAATCTCCGAGCGAGTGCACTTACACTGGATAACACTACTGGGGTAGGCTTATCGTTAATGGGAGGTGTTAGTAGTGATCAGGGGACTGGAATTGGGGCATTTTTATCAACATCGGGCGGTACCAATACGACCATTATGAACCTTACTGCAAACGGATCAACCGTCGCTGCTATCTACGGACCTGATCCCTTTACAACTGCTTCAGGAGATTCAGGTGGTTTTTATGTTAATGGCACTCTGGGTTCCGAAGATTTAGTGATTGGAAACGTAAATTCAAGCTCGACAGTACTCATTCGTACCTGCGATAATGGTGCATTCGACGCCAAGAGTAACACACACAATATTTCTATTCAAGGTGCCATTTTAAAACAAAATCCGTCCTTTTTTGGACCCGGTTACAATATAATAGGCACCAATGTGCCGTTCAACAACATCATGGGGACATTGTACGTCTCAACGTCCAATTTGATGTCTGGAGCCAATGCCAAAGCTGGTCATGCCACAATCTCCGTCTTAAAACTCGCGGGAGCGACAGAAATGGATGTCATGCCCGTTTCTGTGCATCAAAGTACACTGTGCAATGTCTTTGCTGTCGGCAAATCATCAGATAATGGCAATGTGGTCATCACCACAGATTCAGATTGTGCAATCACATGGCAATTCTACGGCTCAGCATTCTAAGATTCTAAGATTATTTAGTCACGTTTGTTCGGATGGCAGTGAACGAGGCATTGGCTGTGGCGCCGCTCGTATTTGTCCATGTGTATCCCGCAACTGTCGCATTGGCAACGAAGGCTCCCGTATTCGATGTCGATGATGAATTTGCGACACATGTTGCCGAGTTGCCACCGACCAAAAACATGGACACACCACCTGCATTCGCATTATGTACCAAGACCAAGCCAGAAAACGCTGGAAAATTCAATTGAGCCGCAGCAGCATAGGATCCAAATGTGCCGCTGCGGTCTGCGATAGTCTGGGTGTTTGCGCCTCCGGTATACGCGATGGAATTAGACGTCAATGTCAGTTGCGTTTGGTTGTAAATGCCACTCGAATTGCACACGACCCAATCGGTTGACACCGGGCCTGCTGTTGTTGAATACTTGCCTAAAAGGATGGATGCAGGTGTGTATGAGTATGATGTGTACAGTCTCAGCGGAGTCAGCGTCCCATTCGTATATTGTGCCAACCCATACCGATCGCCCGAGCCATAATACACTTCCAACATTGCCACATTTGCAGCACCTTGCCATTGAATGCTCGTCGATGCACTCGGCACGATTTTACCTGAGAATGTTATGTTTTTGAGTGTTGATAAACCCACAACAGAGACATTACCCAGGGTTACAGAATTTGCACTCAGTGAAGATCCATTCGCGACGGTTGTAGAGTTGGCGGGTAATGCACCAGATCCCGATGTGACGTTGCCGTATGTCATGGTTCCAAGAATGGCATTTCCTACGACGTATACATCAGATGTGGGTGCTGAAGTTCCGATACCGACAGATGCACCTTGGGTGAGGATCAAAGCATTGGAATTCAATGATGTTCCAAACCCGGTTTGTGTGAAATTGATATTTCCAGGGGATGTCGTGAAACTGAGGTTCCGCATCAATTGCAATGCCGAGGACCCACCAGTTGCAGCTTGGATTTGGAGCGTATTCTGATTTGTTGCAGCTTGCCAAATGCCTAAAGCTTGGGAATCGACAATCACATTCGACAGAAAGACTTGACTGGTGTTTGATGCGTTGCTCACCTTGATATTCCATGTTGACATGCCATCGAATTGCCAAGAGTAAGTACACCATACATTTGATGGCAACGTGACTGTGGAATTGGCTAAAATGACCGAAGTACCAGATGCACTCGCATTTTGCATGAAGTAAATTCCAGGCGAGATGCCATTGATATTGTACAAGTTATACGTGAACCGATACCCACTCGCATAATTTGAAACGGGCCTTCCGCAATTTGTCCCGAGCCCACCCGCATTGGAGTACCACAGTTGAAGACAAAATCCATCGGCACTTCCGACATAATTGTAATCCATTTGGATAGTGAATGGCGTGCCGGGTTTCAATGTGGATATCGTGTACCCGACGAGATCACCTTGGCCTCCAATATTTTGCGTGAGTGTGATAATTCCAGTAGCCGTAATGTTTGCGGGGCTATTATTGGATGTTGTGTACGATGTGGGAGCCGAGGTATATTGTGTGGTCGTCAGAGTTTGTGGAGCTTTCGACCACATGACCGCATTTTGAATCGATGCATTGGCGACGCTGATATTTCCAGGAACAAGTACGCCTTGCGACGTCATATATGCCGAGGCGACTCCTTGACTCGTAAGGCACACATTCCCCGTTGAAGCTCCGTACATGCCCGTGCCCGTCTCGCCTGTAAAGTTAACAGAGGGCGTCGCAAGTGTCCCGGCCACATGGAGCGCGGGTAATGTGACAGTTGCCGTCGTATCTGTCACTGAAAACCGAGACACCAACGGATTTGACTTGATGTTGGAGGTCTTTGTAGACATGGTGATCGAGGCACTATTGCTGCCGTTGTCTATGAACGCTACAGATGCAGCAGATGCATTGGCACCGGGATCAGTTCCAGGATTTGCGAGTATTTGGCAAGTTGTCCCAGCACCATTCCCAGCACCATTTCCGTTGGCTTGTAGGGTAAGCGTGGTGTAGCGTGTCGTGTACGTCCCGATGACCATATTGTTGCCCATGGACGCATTATTACCCACTGCAAGACTTGCACATGTCAGAGCCGATGCATTCGCAAATACATTTCCAGATGAGATCGTGATGCCATTACCGATGAATGCCGTGTTGGCCACCATGTCTGATGCGGGAGCATACACGGTGCCAGTTGTCGTCGTGAACCCCGCAGTGCATGTGAGTGATGAAGCGATCAGAGTTCCCACAGTCATGTTGTCTCCCGACAGTCCTTGTATGCTATTTATGGGCACCGATGTCGACATGCCTTAGTACCCTTAGAACCACACACAAAAATAATTAGGACACTTGGGACACGTAGGACACGTAGGACACGTAGGACACGTAGGACACGTAGGACACGTAGGACACATAGGACACGTAGGACACGTAGGACTCGTAGGACAGGTAGGACACTCTCAGGAGGTCGAGTTGGTCCGAATTGCCGTGAATGATGCGCTGATGGTATTACCACTTGTGTTGGTCCATGTGTATCCCGAAATGCCCGTGTTGACTGCAAATGTTCCCGTTTGTGGATTTGTATTTGAATTTGCAACGATTGTCGCCGAATTACCTCCGAGGAGAAACAGTGTCACGGCACCTACATTGGCATTGTTGACGAGCACCATACCTGAAAAAGCGGGGAAATTGAGTGTTGCCGCATTCACATACGACGCAAACGTTCCGCTTCGGTCAGCTATGGGCTGGGTGTTGGCACCTCCGACAAACACAATGGAATTTGCCGTCATGGTCATTTGTGTCTGATGATAGATTCCACCCGCATTGCACACAATCCAATCTGTCGACACTGGCGTTCCAACGTTTGAGTACCTTCCAAGACACAAGGAAGCACTCGTGTTTGCAGATGTGTACAGCCTCAAGGTGCCGCCACCTAATTGTCCGAGACCATACCGATCTGATGCCGATGATCCGTACACTTCAATCATGTTTGTGGGATTTCCACCGAGCCATTGAATGAATGATGTGTTGAGCGAAGGCAAGATTGTACCCGAGACAGCAATGCTCGAACATGTCGTATTTCCTGTGACGGTCATAGAGTTTGCAGTCATGGTATTGGCGCTGACCGTGTTGGCCGTGATTGAATTGATGATACTGTTGTACGTCAGCGTTCCCGAAATTGTCACATTTCCAACGACATGTAAATTGGAGACGGGGTAGGCAGTTCCAATACCAACAAATCCATTTTGCGAGATCGTCAGTGCATTGGCATTCGATGGTGTGGATAACTGCAAGGCTCCATATGTGGTTTGAGTCGCCGAAGTCCAGATGCTTGCGTTGGATGTTGTGAATGTGAGGTTCCCTTGCACGACCACATTACTTGCTGTCAAATTCCCGGGAACAGATATTCCAGATGCTGTTGCGTACATAGCTGCGACACCTTGACTCACGATGCCTACATTTCCGGTCGATGGTTTGTATATGCCAGTGCCCGTATCTCCCGTGAATGTGATCGAGGGAGCGGCCAAGGTTCCTGCACTATGTGATACATTGGTTGAAAATGTGGCTGTGGTATCTGTCAATGAAAATCGTGTCAAGAGAGGATTTGTAGCACTGCCAGATGTCTTGGTAGATAAATTGATTGTGGCACTATATGCTCCGTTGTCCACAAAAATGATGGCTGCTGGCGGTGCGTTGGGGTACACATTATACGTTTGTCCCAGAATTTGACATGTTGCGCCACCTCCACCCGAGCCTTGGATTGTCAGGGTCGAGGATGGGGTCGTATAACTCCCGACGACCATGTTGTTTCCAACTGACGCGCCATTCAATACGCTGAGGATGTTTGCGGTGAGCGAGGACGCATTGGCATACACGGCTCCGGAAGTCACGGTGAGTCCATTGCCAAGTGTCAAGGTGTTGGCAGTGACACTCGATGCATTTGCATAGATCGGCCCTGAATTCACCGTGAGACCATTTCCAAGCGTCATGGTGTTGGCAGTCAGCGTGGTGACAATCTCTTTGGTGATATTTGTCGTACCTACTATGGTTGTCAGAGGCACCGATGGAACGAATGACATGGTGTACTGTTGTACTGTCAGGGAAATATTTTCTATGGAGGACATATATGGGCATTTGTGTGGCAAACGTGAGTCTTCGTACGACCGGACTGGTCCTTGGAAATGCGTACCTGGCCTTCTCGACAAACAGAGTCGCAGTCATTCCTCAGGGGAATTCGGTGTTCACGGTGCAAAGTACCTATAATTTGTGGACAGATTATGAATCACGCACGGCCAATTGCACTCCATTGGACTCCCAACTCCTCATATTTCCATGGACATCCCCAGAAACCGATGCCCAGTCTATGTACACTGCTGGGTATGATGCCCTGAAAACTGAGTATCCCAATTACACTGATGTTCTCTGATTAGGTTAGGTGAACTTGACTTTGACTGTGACTTTGGTGCTGGTGCATGTTTTGATGGCCGCTTTGGACAATTCCGCACGCTTGACTGTCTCCTGAGGCGTGACGTGAAATCTGTGTTGAATGCTGGCAAGCATATCTTGCTCGATGGTGTCGTGATGTGCACGTGAGTACTCCAGCACGCCAGATGTGATGGCCCATTTGAAGAAATTCAGTTGACCGACAGTGGTCCGCACACCCCTGAATTCAATGCGTTCTCGACGACAAAACATATCAAAGTGTTTTTTGGAGTATGCCTTGAGCTGACATTTGTACTCCAAAAACATGTTGAAGGCGACAGAGCACCCATCAACTCGAGTGGAGTACACCACATTGTTTTTCTTGGCGTAATTCGTCACCAACCAATCCAGGACTCTCAAGGATACGCGACGAGTTCCTTCCAGCGCTTCCTTGAGAGTTCCAAAGTGTTCCTCAGTATAAAATTCAGATAACTTTTTCAGAAGCACATCGGCCTTGGACTCGACACGGGCGTCCATTTCGGTTGGTGGTTCGGTTGCATGGTCTCGTGTGACTTCCTTTAAATCGTGTTTGAATCGTGTTTGAATCGAGTGAAATTATTGTCCGGGCGTAGAGGAAGGTATGGATTCCGGGTCATTTGGGTCATATGGTCTCACATCCTCGGCAGACATCATGCAGTTACAACAAAGCGCAGATGCCCAGGCAGACGCACAAGTGAAACGGTCCCAACTGAGTGGGCTCACATTCGACATCGCGGTCACAGATGCACGTGAAGCACTCGTGGGCATACCTGCTGACTTGAGTGGAAACACGCAGCGAACCTCGTTGGTTGATATATTGACATATAATGATCGTCTCAGAGGTCTTGGTGTGCTCTGTATTGCTCTCGCTGTTAGTGGCATGGCAGTCGATTATATCATGGCATCCTCGCTCGGTTTCTCGTAAATAACCATGAGGTCATCGAATCGTTGCTTGATGTGCCGGCGATCGACAATGCGTGCGGATGTGGGCAACAATCCCAAAAGATCTTGGGCGACTTCTGAACTTGGCACATCCTCGATGACCATGATGCCCCCGTCTGCGAGCAACGTTTGGTACTCTTTGGCAAAGAACTTGAGGTGTCCGGGCTCATGAGATCCATCATCAATGATCAAGTCAAAAGGACCAAATGGACGCAGCGTATAAATAGCCCCGGGAGTGTACGCATCTCCGGTCAAGGTATAAATACGCTCTCCGAAATCTGGCATGTTCCGGATATCGACGCCAAACACCTGAGCTTTCGGGAAATATCCTGCCCAAAGCCGCAAACTGCCGCCGCCCATGACACCGACCTCCAAGACACGTCTGATCTTTTTGTTGGTGCACAATTCTTCGTAGACTTCAAAGTACGAGTGATCGGTGTCCTTGTCGGTGTCTGTGATGCCGAGCTTCCTGACGACTTCACGTAACGCTGCCATTTCAAGAGGTGACTAAAATCATCTTAGAGATTGTCCGCGGCGTAGTGTGGCGTGACTTGGCTAAATGTGACTTGGCTGGGTGTGACTTGGCTGTATGTGACTTGGCTGGGTGTGACTTGGCTGTATGTGACTTGGCATGTGACTTGTTGGACGTGACTTGGCTGGGCGTGACTTGGCTTGGCATGTGACTTGTTGGACGTGACTTGGCTGGGCGTGACTTGGCTTGGCATGTGACTTGGCTGGGTGTGACTTGGATGCATGTGACTTGGGTAAATGTGACTTGGCTGGGTGTGGACTTGGCTACATGTGACTTGGCTTGGCATGTGACTTAAAAGGCGCATACAAGGTGCATACTTCCCACCGAATCCAAACAATCTGCCCCGACAGTAACATGCGGCCCACATGGCGTTACTTTGATTTTGATGCGCATTGGGCCGAGTTTTGGACAGCATGGTCACGACCTGAAGTGCAATCGATCTTGAAAGAAGACATGGACTCGTGGTGTGCGACAGAAGCCTACTTTGAACCTGATGGGTCTCGACCCACATGGACCGAGGGTGAACCTCTCTGGCATCTTTCAAGAACGGATTATTGGTCCACCAAAATCCTAGAAGCCGCCAACGAAGAGATGGAACGGGCCGAGGCATGTGCCAAGAAGACCTTGAGTGCGCAAGGACTTGATCTCAACGAGTACCGCAAGAGACAATGGGGTCCTGGTGACCGAGAGGAGTATGAGGACGAACCCGACGAGCTTTCGAATCGCATGTTTGAAGAAATAATGTCTCGGTACGAACCCAAGTATGGAACGATAGAATCTCTCATTCTCTATATGGGAAGAAACTTTATGTGTTATGCGCTCCTGAAGACGGCGCAGCTCATGTTTGGCGAAGAGGCTTGCGGGCTCTTTGAAGAACCATGTGGCGACAATGTGGTTCTCGTTCCTGGCCAAAAGCTCGTCTTTGATCTTCTTTATTATTTCATATCGAAAGACTCGAAAGACACATTTGGAATTTTGCATGGAAACACGTACAATGCCATGCTCCGTGTGAGAGTGTAACCGTGTAACCTATAAGATAGTTGATGTGACTCATTGATGTGTATGTGACTCTCACTGACGTGTTGGGGCTTAAAGACGGCATTTGCATGGCATGGGACACTTTGGACAGTGACAGTATGGATGATATGCATGATCTCGAGTACCGTCCTGCTCCTGATGGATACGCGTATGAGATCCGCAGTGACGGCGTGGTGAACCGGAACGGCAAGAGATCCCAGCCGCTCAAAGCGTACATGGACAACGACAAGTACAAGAAAGTGACTTTGTACAAAAAAGGAGTCGCTTGGAAAAATGCCCCGGTTGCCAAGCTGGTCATGATGGCGTTCAAACTTGACGAGTACACCGCCGGACTCGCGGAGGGAAAGACAATCGACCATATCAATACAAACAATGAAGACAACCGGGTCGAGAACCTTCGCATGGCAACACTCAGTCAGCAAAACACGAATCAAGACCGTTCGAACAATGGGAATGGTCTCCGAGAACCTGTTGACCAGCTGGACAAGGACGAGAACTTCATCGCGACACATGAATCCATCAGTGCAGCTCAACGAACTCTTGGGATACAAAGCATATCAAAGTGTCTGAATGGAAGCCAGCAGACGGCTGGTGGATTTCGGTGGCGTCATCATGTCAAGGAGACCGACGCCGACCTTCCAGGCGAAGTATGGATCGCTGACCCCAACAATATGGATTACATTTCGAATGAGGGCAGATTCAAGCGGCGTCGTGCGGACGGATCCTTCACAAACGTCATCGATGGTTCCCAAATGAGTTGCTGGAATAAGTACCCGGTCATCACATTTGGCGGAAAGAAGAGGCGGCTGCACATCATCATTGGGAATGAGTTCGTACCCAAACCCCCAGACCACACTCCAAAGATGATCCTCAACCATAAGGACGGTGACAAGACCAACGCCGCTGCATCAAATCTCGAATGGCTGACACAAGCGGAAAATTCCTTTGATGCATATGAGAAAGGTCTCAACCCGCGCCGAAAACCCGTGTGGCAGCTGAAAGATGGGTTGGTGATTGCCAAGTTCCCATCTGGAAAGGCGGCGGCCGAGTCGGACCCATCATTTCGGGTATGTTGCATCTCGGCGTGTATCAATGGGAAGTCGGCCAGCCACCGCGGCTTCCAATTTGTCCATGCGAGTTGATTAACCCCCAAGGCCACCGCCATGGTCAAGAAGACTGTAATGACTCTCCCCGGCCAAGTGCGTTTTTTCCCAAAATTATTTTCTTGGCTAAGGGTATCAGTTATGGGTGGTGGCTTGAAGCATTGAGCCCAACAGCGACCGGTCCTCTGATCCACGAAACCCGTGAAGTCGCTAGTGGTCATTTTTGACTGCGACACTGTCAAAGTGCGGGGAAAGCCCTGGAGCCCGACGGTACCAACGGCGCTCGAGAGGGTGGCCGGGCGAGGAGCAAGACCTCGGTATGGTAACAACCCGTCGGGAGCGGCCAATCTGCAGCCAAGCTTCTTTCGAGAAGAAGGTCAAACGACTCGACGACAGTGGGTAGTTACAAAACTGCTTAAGGGAGAGTCTAATCCCACAAATAGCCCGAAAGGGCGGGTATATTGGATGCAACTCGTGGCTTACGGGGCGCAAGATATCTATCTCACTGGCAACCCTCAGATCACTTTCTGAATGATGAGAGTTGAAAAGCAGCAGGCCCGAGACGAAGCAGATAGTCTCGGGGTCACCCTTGAGCAGTCTGTGTCCCAAAACTGCAGCTGCTAGTTTCTTCGGAAGCGACACAACCCAATTGCGGGGACTCCTTAAAGCTTGCGGTACCACCTTTGTAGGAACCTGGTTGAATGACCGGGGTATGGTAACAATCCGTCGAGATGCACCAATAGGAAATCCGCAGCCAAGCCCTTTTGGGGAAGGTTCAACGACTACATGGTTGTGGGTCTTTTGTGAAAAAGGCTTAAGATATAGTCTACCCCTCACGGAAACGTGCAGGTACAAGGGTCTTCAAAGTGGTGTACAGGCGTTAATGTTGGCGCCTAAGAGTCGCGTGTAAATGACGTCGGCTAGTGACTTTCAAAAGTTGCGAGACTCCTCGATGCGGGAACACCGTCAAAAGGCGCATATACCAAGGGATGATTGGAAACGATATCCTGGCCCGGAGAACACCGGGGTATGGTCACAAGTATGCAGCACATGTCGGCAATCCGCAGGCGTCGACCTTCTTCCCTTTGTGGGAATGGTTGCGCTTCAGAGAATGCACAGGAGTCGGGACGCAAAGTCCTTAAGATACATTCCGGCCCATGTCGAAAGATATGGGACTTACCGCACACTAACTTCGCCGTGGAGTCTATCGAACAAACTTTCAACGGAACTCCCGGTTTCAACAAAAAAGTATCTGCCACCATCTCTCGCAACGGCGATCTGATCTCCGATGTGTTTGTCGATGTGGTCCTGACCAAGCCCGCGGGCGCAACCTCTACCTGGTGGCCCGCCGAGGCTCTGCTCAACCAAGTCGAACTTGAGATTGGCGGTCAACGTATCGATTACCACACCAACACCTACCTCCGTGTTTTCAACGAACTCTTCCGCAAGAACGACGACAAGGATGCCTATGAGCGTCTGGTCAACTTCACTCTTCAGGAGCAGGCCTCGACCGCCGCCGTCACCCGTCGTTTCTACGTGCCCCTCATCTTCTTCTTCAACCGCAACCCCGGTCTTGCCCTGCCCCTCATCGCCTTAACTTCAGGGCCGAAAAGCATCCTGCCACGCACATCTGGGCTCTGTGCGCGGACAAAACCTGTGAGACCCCAGCTTCGACGTCAGATGCTAGTATCATGTTTTTAGGAGCATGGTGCAACACAACCAACAAGCGGGAAACCCCTAAAGCCAGCGAGTACCAAAGGATACGTGAAAGCGTAGCCTGGCTGAGAGAAATCGCCTCAGGTATGGTCACAAGCTCCTGGATGTACCAATGGGCAATCCGCTGCCAAGCCGTGTACAAGCACCAAGTACAACGGAAGGTTCAACGAGTATAAGGTTGTGCGGCTTGTACAAAGCTGTAAGATGTACTCTAGCCCCTTACAAATACTCCGAAAGGAGGGGTACGCGCGTGCAATACCATGAGGTCAAACTGAACTTCACCTTCTCCACTACCCAATTCATGGCAGATGCCGGCGTCAACCACGCGTCCGACAGCGACATGTTCGTCTCCCTCTGGGTGGACTACGTGTACCTGGACACCGATGAGCGTCGTCGCTTCGCCCAGGTGTCTCACGAGTACCTGATCACTCAGGTGCAGTTCACCGGCGATGAGACCTCGGGCTTCACCAACAACCAATCGACCCAGAACCTGCGTCTCAACCTGAACCATCCGTGCAAGTACCTGGCCTGGGTGTTTGCCAACCCCAATGCCCACGGTCACTTTGCTGGCAATACGGCAACCCGCGATGAAACGACGGATACCCTGGCTCCCCTGGACTCCGCTAAGCTCCAGCTCAACGGTCATGACCGCTTTGCCGTGCGCCCGGGCATGTACTTCAACTACACCCAGCCGTACCAGACCATGCAGGCCAAACCCCGCGCTGGTGTCTACATGTACTCCTTCGCACTGTCTCCCGATCAGCACCAACCCTCGGGCAGCTGCAACTTCTCTCGTTTTTCGAAGCGAGTAACAGTCCCGTGCCAATCCACGGCGGCTAGTGGCTTTCACAAAAGCTGCAAGACAACTCGATGCGGGAACACCGTCACACAGGCCTATCTACCAAGGGATTCCTGGAAACAGAGTCCTGGCTCGGAGATCAACCGAGGTATGGTAACAATGATATGGCACACGGCGGCAATCCGCAGGCAACGATCTACTCCTTGTCACCAAGGCATGGTCGTGCTTCAGAGACTGCACAGTTTGTCGGGGCGCACGCCCTTAAGATACAGTCCGACCCTTTGCGAAAGCTCAGGGACCATTCGATCGATAACGCCACCCTGGTGCTGGGCTACCGGACCCAGGTGGCAAACTCAAGCAACTCCAACGTCGTCACCAGCATCAGTGCCGTCGCAACCGGGGCTGGCGCTGGCCAAACCGAGCACTACACGACCACCGATGTCTCGACCCTGTCGGCCCTGCGTGTCTTCGCTGAGAACTACAACGTTCTGCGCATGATTCCTCATAGTGCGCAAAAGTCACGTGTCAATCCACGATGGCTAGTGGCTTTCCTAAAAAACCTAAAAGCTGCAAGACTACTCGATGCGGGAACACCGTCACACAGGCCATGTCTACCAAGGGATTCCTGGAAACAGAGTCCTGGCTCGGAGATCAACCGAGGTATGGTCACAATGACATGGCACACGGCGGCAATCCGCAGGTATCGACCTACACCCCCTCCTACACCCTCAAGGGCACGGTCATGCTTCAGAGACTGCATAGTAGTCGGGGTATCGCAACCCTTAAGATACAGTCCAGCCCCATTGGAAACACTGGGTGGTCTCGTATGTCGGGAATGGGTGGTCTCGCGTTGATTGCTAGCGCGAAAAAGTCATGCGTCATACACAAAAAATCCGCATTGGCTAGTGGCTTTTCTACAAGCTGCAAGACTTCTCGATGCGGGGAACTCGTCAAAAGGCACTGTCTACCAAGGGATTTCTGGAAACAGAGTCCTGGCTCGGAGAAAAACCGAGGTATGGTCACAACGACGTGCACAGGGCGACAATCCGCAGGTATCGACCTTCTTCCCACGGGAATGGCGATGCTTCAGAGACTGCACAGAAGTCGGGGTTCAGTGCCCTTAAGATACAGTCCGGCCCATTGCGAAAGCTCTGGGATTCTCCGACAGCAATTAGACGTCCCATTGTGTTTATTCTTTACAGGTTTCTACAAGGTTCTACAAGGTTTTCATGTCACGTCCTATTTTCATGCGATTCGGCTGTCGTTTGAAAATGAGGGCTTTGTAGTTTTTTGGCGCGGTGAATCAGGTCGTAGCGCTTGACACGCAAGAGCTCGGCATGTTTCGCTCGGACTTCGGGGCGTTGCTTGGTCTTCGCGTCCTTCTCGCGGCACTTGATGCATGTCTTGACAATCGCGCCAGTCTTTCCGACAAACGCATCAGGCTCGCGGGATACCTTGCAGCTGGTGCATTTCACCTTGGCAACAGCTTCGGGCAAGCTCATGGCGTCCAAGGAGGGGTGAGTGTGTGAGTGTGTAAGCTGAGTGTGTAAGCTGAGTGTGTGAGTGTGTGAGTGTGTGTGAGTGTGTGAGTGTGTGAGTGTGTGAGTGTGTGTCACCTGAGCTTTAAGCCCTTAGAACTTAAAGAACACCTTGCACCCCCTTACCACCCTTACCACCCTTACCACCCTTACCACCCTTACCACCCTTACCACCCTTACCACCCTTACCACCCACCACCATGCCAACCAAAGCAGAGTATGCACGCCAGAAAGCCCGTTTGGGACCCGAGGGTATGAGGGCAATATACAAGTACAACACATCATGGAAAAAGTCCAACAAGACCGCCGTGAATCAATCGGCCCGTGAGAGTCTTGTACAGCGTTTGACACGCATCAAAGCCAACGCTGCCAAAAAGGGGCGTGAATATGCCTGGACCTTGACCGACGAAGAGGCCTACGCCATGATGTGTGGCTCGTGCTTTTATTGTGGTATCACGCCAGCTTCAAGTACCATCGCTCGTGGATACAAAGCCAGGTGCAAGGCCACCGAGTACAAAGTTGATCCTCTGGAGACTCGTCCGTCACCCTTTGCCGATGCACCTGTGTCGCTCAATGGCATCGATCGCCTGGACAACAATTCGGTTGCTGGATACTGCCCCGAGAACACGGTGTCATGCTGTGAGCGGTGCAATATGACCAAAGGATGCTTGGATGCCCTGACACATATCCAGAGGTGCACGCACAACTCGCTCGTTGCCAGGGGACTTCCAAGCTTGATTCATCAGGACATTTGGCAGAACACAATACGTTCGACAGACTACGCATCAAGTGTCAAGAGCGCTGCAGTCCGCAATATGCCATACGAGTTGACCGAAGACCAATTTATGCAACTGAAGCAAGGTCCATGTGCTTTTTGCGGCCGTCCCAGTACGAGCACACACACCAACGGCGTCGATTGCGATCATAACAAAACCGGGTACATATTGGACAATTGTCAGGCATGCTGCTGGGAGTGCAATAGCGCCAAGAAAGCCCTGACAAGTGCGCAATATCTGGAAGTGTGCCACAAGACGTATTGCAACTCGGCACGTGCCCTTGACACCCTGAAAAACAAACAGCCCATGGTCAGGTGGACCCGAGTCGCTTCGAAGCCACGTTGTGTGAATGGTCTCCCATTGTCTCGTTGAGTTTCATTTTATTCATTTAATTTTAGCACTCAGTGGTATTCATAGGTATGCACATTGTGGAAAGAGGGATCCTTCTGGCGACACTCACGGCACTCACGGCACTCACGGCACTCACGGCACTCGTGCTTCATTCCAAATACACCTTGCCATACACCGCGCCATACACCGCGCCATACACCGCGCCATACACCTCGCCCTCGCACGATGATCTCGTCATTGTCACGGCACATTACAATGAGGACTTGACATGGCTGAAACGTCAAGACGAGTTCCCGGTCGTTGTGTGTGACAAACATGGATCCGAGGCCACTCCGTTTACGCCAGACGCCCGGTGTTCGTTACAGATCAACAGAGGACGGGAAGCTTCGAGTTTCCTGAAATTCATCATCGAATATTATGATGACTTGCCCAGACACATAGCGTTTGTGCATGGCCACGAGTTTGCCGAGCATCAGACATTACCTTTTGGGATCCTCGAAGGCATTCGCCGTGCAAAGAAGCATGATTTTGATTACATAAATCTCAATGCCAGGCTGCAATTCAATCACCTGTACGATGCACCAGAATCAATAGAATCAGTAGCTGCAACTCATTGGTTTAGCCATCCCGGGCACAAGTTCCTCCGCAAATATTGGGATTCACACTTTGCAGACATTCTTGGATGTGACTTCCCTGAACACCTGGGGTATGTGTGTTGTGCGCAGTTTGTTGTGTCGAGACGGGCCATCCGCCGACATCCCAAAGAGTCCTATATTCGATTGTACGAGCTGGTCATGGACCCCACAAAGGGCACAGACTACGAAGCTGCAGTTGCAATCGAGTTCATTTGGCACATCTTGTTTGGTGAGACGTCGAATAGGTGGTCTGCAGGCGCACACGGTAACGAGACATCATCTGCATCGTATGTGTCATCGCGCTTCAACTAAGTCCTCCGGCGACGACGTAAGATATGCGCCAAGAGCTCCGAATCGCGTATGACATCATCCACATTCCGTTGTGTGTTGCGTCGCATGGCAAGGATCGCACGCCGATTGGACCCTGGACCCGCGAGCTCCGCTTGTCGTGATTGGGCATTCATCAAGTCCAACAATTGTCTGTGCGCCCGCGTGTACATGGCCATGCTCGCAAAGATGGAACGCGTGACCGGGTCTGGATGAGACTTTGACAAGGCAAGGTGTCCCTCATATTGTTTGTTCAGAGCACGCGTGAGACGTCCGTATGATGACCCGTATGATGACGACATTCCATCGCTGGACAATTTATTTTTCAATACCATCTAATACCATCTAATACCATCTAACACCATCTAATACCATCTAATACCATCTAATACCAGTATGGCGGCTGGTGCTGTGCGACTCTCATGTACAAATCGGTGATGCGGTCATGTTCAACGGGCCCGGGGGATGTCAGCGCTGTCACATTGGTTATGAGGTGATCGAGCGTGCTGGCTCCCACAACCACTTTAGACACCATGGGTTGAGCGGCAAGCCATGCAAGACACATCTCGGCATTCACACCGGCTCGTTGAATTTCGGTGATGACGTCCTCATTCCAGAATATGTTTTGGTAGACGGGGTTTTTGAAACGGCCCGTCTGAGTTTTCATGGTTTTCCCACTCAGCAAACCGCCAGCGAGAGGATTATAGGCAACAAACGACATCCCCAAGTTTTCGAGGGTGGGAAAGATCTCCTCGACACGTCGACAATACACATTGTACATGCCTTGGTACACTCTCGGCGAAGGAATCAGCAAGGTCTCGCTGACATCGTACATCTCCGCAAGGTGTGACATCGATACGTTGCTGACTCCAAAGATCTTGAACTTCTCTTTACGCCACGCCTCGTCAAAAGCCAGCATCGTTTCTTTGATGGGCGTCTCGTAATCCCAGGCGTGCATGTAGTAGGTGTCAAACGCATCTATGCCCAGGGCAACGAGTGAGGTGTCCAGTTGTCGAAAGACGTGCGTGCGACTCAAGTGGCCGAAGCGTCCCGAAGTGAAATCGTTGTCGTGCCACGGGTTGGCTTTTGAACTGACTTTGAAGAGTGGCATCATGTCTGTCTGTCCAAGAGCCTCGCAATTCCGGTAATAGGAGGCCGTGTCCAGCTCCGTGACTCCTCTGGTCAAACACTCGGTCAGAAAAGATTGGATTTTAGGCGTGTCAAACGGCTCGGAGACGTACGGACTCTTAAAATTCAGTGTGCCCAAGACGACCCCGGTTCTCGACATCCTTGCACCTTGCATCAGTCCATAATTTTACTTTGAGATCTTAACCCTGGCATGATGACATCGAACAGATGATCTTTGGACCACCCATTCCCATGAAAGATGAGGGGAAATGTGTTTGTCTCTTTATTGTACCAGCCTCGACGTGGATGAAGCTCTACATCTCCCAGCTGCATGTTCAGACAATTGAAGATGACATTCTGCGTATCGAGGGCAATAGCACCCGAGCGGAAATATATGTCTGTGAAGACACGCTGATCATCTGCCGTTTTGAGAACTTCCCTATCGCTGAAATCGATGTAGGTATCCATGATTCTTTTGAGGGCACCGACATACCCTATGTACGTCCCGGAACAGAGGTACTTATACGGCGAATCGACTTCGGGATAGCGAGATGCCAGCTCCTCATCTGGCCAGCACCCCGAGTCTGCAGAGAAGATGATATCCGTCTGCATGTGGCGTGACATGTGTCGGAAGGCAGCAAGTATGTCGTGTGCCGATGCATCGATCAACACATCATATCCATCGACAAACATGAAGACATCAGACACCGGAAGCGTATACAGATAATCCCGCACGAGGTACAACTTAGCTCCAAACCACCCCGTGCCATGACCAACAGGCACAAACGACACCAATGGATGCACCCTGACTCCATGTGCACGAGCATGCTTGCACAACAGCCTGAACCGTGGATCCTCGGTATCTGTGACTACAGTTGCAACATGGAGCGTGTGTTTTTTGAGGTGGCGAAAGGAATCATTCGTAAGATACCGTGGCATACACACGATGAGACATGCCAGTGCGGCACAGAGGAGGAGGATGATGGCATGCATACTCTTTTCCGAAGAAACGAGATAATAATTTCATGGTCAGGTACATACATACATACATGAGGCGCAGGCTTTCGCTTGTGGTAGCATGTGCCGTATGTGCCGCATGTGTCCTTCTCATGTATGCGTCCATCTATTGTATATGGACCAGATCGTGTGTGCCGCCTCCAGTTGTGTCGAGATCATGGAAAGCCCAGAACCTCGCACATCATACGCAGCAATGCACCGTGACGCGACACACACAACGGCTGGAGCCCGAGGTTCTGCGTTCTTTGGCGTTTTTGGCACTCAAGTTCGACAGGACCCATTGTTGGACGACGGCGTTGCACATGGCTGACACATATGCTCGTGGCGCATGGCCTCTCTTTGCCCCACACCCGGCAGTCGCGGCGTCCCTGTACAGATTCATCAATGAACACAGCGATGATGTGGATGTTGCGCATCTGTCCGAAGCCAAGTTGCGTGATGTGTTTCGAAACCCCATTGGCACCGATGATGTGCAAGGACACCAATTGCCCACCCAATATGCCAAACAGGTCCTACAAACTCACGTGCCTCGGAGATCTGTCACCCCACAACCCCAAAGACCTGCAAGACCTACTCCCCAAAGACCTTACCAAAGACCTTACCAAAGACCCCCAAGACCTCTTCCCGAGCATCCCGTGCTGACCGACCCGACCGAGCAACCCGAGCTGCCCGTGCCCACGACCATACACTCAGATTCCCAGAATGTGCACGATCACGGTGTTGTCGCGAGTTTGAGGGCCAATATTCGCGCCTTGAAGACCGAGATAAACATAGACGACGACAGCGATGTGCGCCCGGCCATCCAGGAAGCCATAGATGCCGTGACAGACGTGACTCCCGAGCAACGTGCCCATGCCGACATGGTGCTCTCTAAGTTGGGGTCACAAAAAGTGGGATCTGTGGGCGTGTCCGAACAAGAAGTTGCAGCATTGGTCTGGGCCAAGATTCAGTCAATGGATTCCGACATGCGTGGCAAGTGCACAGAGATCTTGGCCAAGCAATTAGCATCTGGAGTCGAGCATGGAAGCGTGGTGTGTTCGACGGGGAAAGTCGCACGTCTTTTAGGGACGTTGGATGGCATCCCTGGCTCTGACGATCATGTGGCATCCAAACCGCTGTGGGCAGTCCAACAAGAACTCATGGCACTCGCAAGTTCACGACGGGACAGGGGCGATTCGGCAGACCAATTTACACAAGAGGCGTTGGACACGTACGTCCGCGACCTAGGTATGTCTCCAGAGACCCTTGGCCCACTCATCGAGGCATGCGCATCCGGATTTTGAATGTGACTTTCTGCAATGTGACTTTTCTACAATGTGACTTTTCTACAATGTGACTTTTCTACAATGTGACTTTTCTACAATGTGACTTTTCTACATGTGACTTTTCTACCATGTGACTTTTCTACCATGTGACTTTGGGCCGAGGTGACTTTTCTACACGTGACTTTTGCAAGGTGACTTGCGGCCGATGTGACTTTGTAACTATATCCTGGCGTGGCAAGTTCACATACGTATCTTTGAACATGAGCATATGCATATCCTGCCCCGTGTGTTGCGAGTCTGTGCGATCCAATGCTCAGGTCAACTGTGCCTCGTGCGAGTATGCGACCTGCCGGCCATGTGTGCGCACGTACCTTCTCGGCCTCACCTCCGATCCACGATGCATGAATTGCAACCATTTGTGGGACCGTGAGTTCCTCGATGGCGCTCTGGGCACGAGCTTCGTCAATTCGCAGTACAAGGCGCATCGTGAGCATGTGCTTCTGGACCGCGAGCGTGCCTTGCTCCCAGCGACGCAAGACCGGCTGCCAACGTACCGCGAGTACAAGGCGGCCCAGAGCGCTCTCCCGGACAAGAAGCGCCGCCTCGCGGATCTGCGTCGCCAAGCTGTGGAGTTGGGCGATGAAGTCCGAGCTGATGTCAACCGCCTGGCCCGTTTGGCCCGCATGACCTTCCGCGTTGGACCTGCGCCGCTTCCCGACGATCCCGAGCCGGTGTCCAAACGCATTGTGCGTGGCTGCCCCGTCGAGACATGCCGTGGTTTCTTGATGCACGATGGGGATGCTGGGCTCACATGCGGGACGTGTAGCGCCAAGGCGTGCAAGGCGTGCCATGAGCTCGTTGAGGAGGACCAGGACCAGGACCATGTGTGCGACGACGCGACGGTCAAGGCTGCGACGCTGATTGCCAAGACGACCAAACCGTGCCCTACCTGCGCCACACCGATCCATCGTATCAGCGGGTGCTCCCAAATGTGGTGTACCATGTGTCGGACCGCCTGGAATTGGAATACTGGCAACGTGGACACGGGCCTGGTGCACAACCCGCATTACCACGCCTGGGTCACACGCGAGGCAGCAGCTGCTGGCGGTGGACAGGCTGGCCGAGCTGGTGGAGCTGGACGTGCTGGTGGAGATTGCTACCAATGGCGCGCGATCGGTTCCCAGCTGGTTCGGTGGGGCGTGCCACGTGCTCTGATCGATACCTTGGCGTCGTACCACCAGCGCGCGGGCCACATGGAACGAGTCACGCTGCGTCAGTTGCCCGGTAATGCCGAGATTGACAACCTGGATCTCCGACTGCAATATTTGGACGGCGAGCTGGATGAGGAGGCCTTGAAGACCCAGCTCCAGCGCCGCGAGAAGAAACGGCTGCGTGACTTGGCGCTCAGGCAGGTGCTGGAGATGGTCGTGGCGGCGACGCGGGACATCCTTTTGGGCATGGTGGAAGAGGACGGCAAGGTCTCGGCAAAGACGGCTCACAATCAGCTGGAGGCTCTGGACGTGTACGCGGACACCCAGCTGATGAATGTGAGCAAACGGTTCCACGTCAAACCCGTCAAACTCGCCACCCTGACCCACCCTCACTATTAAGGGGATTTCTGCTTTTTTTCCCGGGTGACTGTACCCCATGATACGAAAACGGCGTGTAAGCCCTCGCCCGAAAAAACCCAAGGCAGTCAAAGGTGTCAAAGGCGTCAAAGCTGTCAAAGGCGTCAAAGGTGTCAAAGGCGTCAAAGGTGTCAAACCCAAGGCTGTCAAAGGCGTCAAAGGTGTCAAAGCTATCAAAGGTGTCAAGGCTGTCAGAGGTGTCAAACCCAAAGCTGCCACAAAAAACAAGCCGGCCAAGACCATTCGTTTGCTTCCCGTGATGCGTCCCGAATTCAACATGCGTGAAATCATCAAGCAATTGACCTTGTTGGAAGATCACCATAACCATGCCGAGAAACGGTGCCCCAATTGTGTGTCCAAGCACGGAAAATGCATCGAAGGATTGGCCGAAGAAGCCGTGACGTTGTGCACCCCAAAGCAGCGCGAATTGGCCCGTGAAGCCTCACAGGTCGCCAGGGCCATCAGGGTCTTGCAACATGCCTGGGCCGAGAAACCCAAAGACGATGCGCTCAACACCCTGGTTGCCGCCAAACTACGACAGATTCGCAAGCGTTTGCAGAAAAAGTACTCGTTTCTACCCTTGAAAGCACTGCCATCCAAAGAAGCTCAAGCCGTGCATGCCATCCTGCGGTCCAAACACACCTAAGAAAAATATGTTGCATTGAGGCATTGGCATGGCACGGGGACGCACGCGTCTCATTGCCGGCGGAGGTCTGTGCATCTGCCTCATGCTCATGTGCATTGCTTCGTTAGTTGTCATGTTTTTCTGGAGCCAAAACCAAGGCAATGATCCGTACAAAGGCCTGCCATCCACACCGCCCACCCTCAAAAACCTGACGCTGCAAGGATACGTGTACACCCTGTTCAAACAACAATCCAATTGCTGGGCAGTCAATTACTGGGCCAGGGTCACCGTCACGACCCTCATCCAGAATTTGGACTCTGCACTCTCACAGACACTCTCACAAACATCAAACCCGGCTGCGACCAAAGCCCTGTACGCCACATTCCTGACAAATTACCAAGCGTCCTTGGGACAACTGGGTGCCTGCCCTGCCGACGCATGGGTCATCGATACCAATGGGACCAAAGTGTCGTCCACACAACTCGCAGCACTCAACGCCCGACTTCCCGCAGGCATCACGAAACTTTCTTCTTCTTGAGAAGTCGCAGGTGTTGCACCACACTGAGTTCATGTGCCTTGGCGGCCAGACGATGAGACGCTCGTTGCGCTTTGGTTTTCGATGGATCTTTGGACGCCAGATGGTGCAGCACGCCGAATGTCACATGCTCATCTATCGCTTTGTTCACTCTGGATCGGGGCATGGTGTGTGGTGGTGGTGTGTCTTTCGCACAGATAATTTACGTTGTGAGAACTGCGGATGTGATCAGCCCGGTCGTGGTATTGGTCCGGATGTCCAGATGTGGCCCTGAGACCGTGGCGCCGCCCTGAGGAGGATTCAATCGAATCAGAGTTCCAAGCGGGACATCGAGGTAATCGGGAGGCACACTCCATCGTTTGGGGATGAGCACTTGAGTCACACGCTGGGTCTTTGGATCATATTCAAGCACCACTTTATCAGGTTTGACGGAAGCAGGTGTTTTGGACACGGGTACAGTCTCCACATTGCGAGGTCCAAACATTCCCTTGAACCTGATTAACGAATGTGCGAGCAATTGGTTCTCATATGGAATGACGGGCAATGCCACCAGCTTGTTTTTAGAATCGACGCGGAAAACCATCGTGTACCGAGTGTACCGAACGGGCCCACCAACCGCCGTGGTGATCTTGGCGTGGAGTCCCACAACCCCCCCAAACGAGCGTGTTTTGCCTGCGAATCCTTCCTTTGAGGAGCATCCAGGAGACACATACAGCAGCATGCCAAGGACGCACACGAGGACCAATGCGCACAGTCCATACCCCTTCATCCAGTTGATCCTCCCGTGCACTCACAAAATATATTCGATTACACTGGAAGACGAGGGACGTTGGGCACACTGGGTACACTGGGTACACTGGGTACACTGGGCACACTGGGTACACCGGGTACACTTGGTACTACACTTTGGAATTCGGGGGCGGGGAGCCAGTACCCAATGACGCTGGTCAAGATGGGCAAGTACACGGATTGATCGTGACCGGATGCGACCATGGCGACGCAAAATGTGAATGTGGCCACTGAGAACCCGGCTTGCATATAGAACTTCATGTTGGCTTGGTGCATGCGTGTGAAGACCTTGTGAAGACCCCAAATATTTTCTTGGTGCCTGCCATGACGACTCCTTGTGCGGCACCCTTTTACAAGACACCATCGGGCAAGCGGTGCATCTATTACCACACATCATGGGCCAATTACGCCAGGAATTACCAAGTGAAGGATCTGCCTCTCGGTGATGTGGTGACCGATGTGGCCTATGCATTCTTCAATGTGGGGTCCAACGGTGCGATTTCCAGCGGTGACCAATGGGCAGATTTCCAGAATCCATTCATTGGCAAAGGCGTCGATCCTCAAAATACGTGGGACAGTCCCGCCCAAGATCTGGGAAATTTCGGTCAATTTGCCAAGCTCCGGAAAGCTGGAAAAAAATTCAATTTGGCACTTGCCATCGGTGGATGGACGTGGAGTGCCCGTCTCAGCGATGCCATGTCGACCCAAGCGACCCGTGACCTGGCTGTGCAATCCATTGTCGACACGATGCATCTATGGCCGGGCCTGTTCAACGGCGTGACCATCGATTGGGAGTACGTGTCAGATGATGGCGTCAATTATGGATTGGCAGGGAATGCCGTGAGGCCCACAGATCCCGCCAATTTGTGCCTGTTCCTCAAAAGTCTCAAGCATGCACTGGGACCGGGATTCCGACTGGCGTTGTGCGTGACGGCTGCCCCCGAGAAAATCAAGATGCCCGTCGCCATGATCCACCCGTTATTGGACGAGCTGCACATCATGACCTACGACTTCGCGGATGGCAATTGGGGTCTGACAACTTCGGCGCATCACACAAACCTGCGTGCCGCTCCCTATTGTCCATACAGCGTCGAGCAGGCCGTGGCCGCGTGGAAGGCGCTCGGGGCCCCGGCGTCGAAATTGTTCATTGGTGCCGCGCTGTACAGCCGTGGATTCGCCAACACGGATGGGATCGGCAAGCCGGCATCGGGTGGGAGTCCGGACATGTCATGGGAATCTGGCGTGGTCGATTACAAAGCTTTGCCCATCAAAGGCGCAACAGAGCATTGGGATCCCGTGGCCCAAGCGACCTATTCATACGATCCTCAACGCCGTGTTTTGAACTCGTACGATTCCGTGCAATCCGTCGCTGCCAAATGCGCGTTCATCAAGTCGCAGGGATTGGCGGGTCTCATCGTGTGGGACTCGTCGGGCGACCAGCCGTGCACCAATCCACGCAGCCTCATGAAAACCATCGCTGCTCACCTCACCTGAACACATGAACACACCCGAGGCACACCTGAGGCACACCTGAACACACCCGAACACATGAACACACCCGAGGCACAAAAATGCCAACGACGAGATTCGAACTCGCGAGGTCGTGAGACCAGATGATCTTGAGTCATCCCCATTAGACCGCTCTGGCACGTTGGCTTCAGGCTGCCGCACTTGTTAAAAAAATGTGTGCTGTGTTCAACCACAACCACAGATGAAAATGGCCGCATTGAGTGTCGTGCATTCGGTCGCGGCGAGTCGCATGAGCATGCACATGATGCTGAAGATTTTGGGACTTGTGACCCTGTACAACTTTGTCTGTGTGCTGCTCTTCACGGCCGTGTACTCGTCCATCGATTTCTCCAAGCATTTCTCCCTGGCCCCTGGGGTGCACGATTCGATTGGGACGCGCATGTACTATGCCTTCTTGACGCAGAGTCAGTGCATGTCTGCGGGAGATGTCACGCCCATCACGCCACTGGCCCACGCACTGCTCTCGACCCAAGTCATCTTCTCGTGGTTCTTGATGCTCATGTTTGTCATCGCGCTGCCATTCCTGATTGCAAAGAAAGTCAGGTGATTATAGGTGGTGATTATAGGTGGTGCTTATGTCGTCCGCCATCTCGTGCGACACATGAGACATTGAACAAACACGGTGCTGGGTTCATCCGCCGATCTGGTCTGCACCATGTAAAACGATGTCTTCTTGGATTTGCATTTGCCGCATGTGTAGGCTCCATCGGGTACTGTGGCCGGGTCGGGGTTGTACTCGCTATTGCGTAATTCCCGCTTGGCCACGGCATCAAAGGCAGCTTCCCACAACTCCGGTTTCATTTCCCACGGTTTCATCGCGAGGACCTTGGCTCCATCGAGCGTTCCTTCGGCGACCTTGGCACGCAAGGCGTCGTTAGTTCTCAGGTTGTACGCAAGAGACAGCGCTTTGGTGGTGTATCTGTACCTCAGTCGTGGATTGTCCCAGAATTTAGGGATGCGGTCCCGATCGCAGGTAGTCAACGTGTGAATCCACAGGGCTTTTTCCAGTGATTTGCCCAGTGCTTTGTCGTTGTTCATGACCCCACGTAACTTGTGGGCGACCTTGGCTCGACATCGATGCGTCCGCTCGGCGATGTCCATAGTCCCTTGAGTCGACACCACGTTTAAGTTTTGGAAGTCTTAGCAAGTTTAGCACGGAACTTCCTTGACATTGACGGGTCCGGATCCTTTGGCATACGACATACCGAGCTTATTCCATCCGCCCTGGGACATGTCCACGCCTTTCTCGCCCTTCTTATCGACGACGAGGAACTTTTGCGTGCGTCCGTTGAGGGCGTTCTGGACTTGGACGCATTTGCCGCACCCCTCTTTGTAAAATTTCGTGCCGTCGCTGCTGAGTCCGAAGGTGTCCGTATTTATGGCGATCCAGGGATACTTGGTCAACGCACTGGGTTTTATGAATTTGATGGGTCCGTTATCGGCACATGCGGTCGCGCTCAAGGGAGCTCCTCCACCCGGTGAAAACGAGTCTCCGTAATACTGCATGGTGCCCAACGCTTTATTTTGGGATGTGAAATTCTCGGCTCCCGCGACCCAGAAACACAGGATGACACTGGCGACAACCAGGACGGCGACAATCCAACGCGTCATTGAGTACAGTACAATGAGTCCACGCCAGAAATTATTTCGAGTCCGTACACCAATGCCACCAATGCACAAGAAGTTGCCCTTGTCCGGATCCGAGCCTCTGTTCGACGAGAAGTTTTACGGCACGCCACGGGGCATCGCGAGCTTCAATTGTTACGCGTACGCCATCAACGAGCACCGGAGCAAGCCAGGGTCCAAACTTCAACCGGGAGATTTGTCGCATCAATCGTCTGGAGGAGACAGCACCTCATGTTCATTTCTGGTCAACAGGGTCATGGCAGACAACAAACGCCGTGGCATCAAATCCGTCAAACCCACGACCAAGTGTCCCGCCGGATATTATAAGATCATGACAGTGCAAGATCCAGGAAGCGATTTTCATTTTTACAGGCAATCTGGCAACATCATTTACCGCATGCGTCCGAAAGACACGCTGAAAAGCGTCGCCAAGGATTTCAGGGTGCCTTTGTCCAGCATCGTCACCGCCACCCAGACGCCCGCACCGGGTCACTTGGTCGTCATCAAGCGCGCCGGAACCTTCAGTCACAAACAAGGCCTCGCGACAGGTCCGTTGTTGCGTGATGCCAAGGGACGCACCATTCCCGATCCGCGATTTGCCGACCGCAATTACGGAGACCTCAATTACACGACGTTTTGCGGAGCGATGTGTGTGCGCGCCCAAGGCATCAACGCCACTCCAGCAGAAACCAACGAATTGCGAACGCTCATGCGCCACCGCCTCAAAGACATCGCAGACATCACAGACATCACGCGAGCTTCTTGAGGTACGCGGCGGCCTGTTGCGACCCGGACGCGAACAACTTGAGCAGCAAGGATCTCGGCGCGCCAAAGTTGATGGCGGAGATTCCCGGCGCGTCCAACTCCAGAACGTCGGCGCCGGTGTCACGGTGGGAAAACGACGACGCTTCGACCAGAGCTCCGAGGTACGTGTCCAACGAACTGATGCTGGCCGTGCGCGGTTTCAGAGTCACGCCCAACACGTGCTTGGCGCCGTTGCGGAGAGCCCAGTCACATGCGAAGTTGTTGGTCACCGAGCCGTCGACATACCAATTGCCTTCGTGATGCACGGCTTTGAAGTATAAGGGGATGGAGCACGACATGCGGATAGCGAGCGCGATGGGCATGTCGGGGTGCGTATCTGCCGAAAAGAACTCAGATGTCCGCGTCGACAAATTGGTGGCGCACACGACCAGGTGCATGCCGTGAACACGACTCACATCCCCGAATGTCAGATTGGGTTCAAGAAGGGCGGTCACCATCGCTTCTATAGATTTGCCGCTGTCCAGTCCAAACTCCTTGAAAAGTCTCCCGAAATCAAAGTCGGGCACATAGCCCTGAGTACACATGATTTCCAGAGACCCACGTAAATCCGCGCGCGTCGCGACCAATGCACCCAACAACGCACCCGCCGACGTGCCAACGACAGTCCGTACGCCGCCGAGCACACCCGCGGATTGCAAGCGTGATATAGCACCCAACATCGCCACGCCACGCACGCCTCCTCCCGCCAACACCAGCGTGTCTATGGGCACATGTCGATGTGGCGTACTTGGGGGTGTAGTACTTGGTTTTACAGAGCGCACCGGACTCAGGACAAAGTTCATGGCGCTCATACCGGCGCTCATACCGGTGTGTCAGAAAGCTTTGGCACTAAACAAACGGGATGTGGCCGCTGGATCGCTGAAAACAGAACTCGACAAAGTGGTGAAAGGAGCACGCATTCAACACCGGCACGCCCAACGCGTCGAAATGATCTATGAGCTGATGGTAGCCACTGACCAGGTATTCGCTGTGGTAATCTGCCCATACCTCGGGGTCGGTGATGATGGTGACACGTCCGACCTCCTCTGTCGCGCCGGTGCCATCGCTGACATACTGATCGGCACCATCGTCGTCGCTCCACGCCATATAGCACGTGACACATCAACGCATCTTTAAGCTTCTTGGTCCTTATGAGATGATGCCTTGACCAGCGCCAAGGTCTCCGATTCTCCAATCGCGCGTCGAGCCAACATGTTTTCCACAGCTTCGTCGGCGGCCACGTCAGAACCCACAATCTTCCTCAACTCGCCGGCAATATGTTCTTTCTTAAGACCTTCAGTCTTCTTGGTGCGTTTGCGGACGAGTTTCGAACCATCCCGCAAACTGACCTCATCTATAATGTGCTCGCGCATGTAACCCAAGACCTCAGCCTTGAGCTCCGAAGCACGTTTGCGCATGCGCTTTTGCTCGTTCAGCACGTCGGAGTACTCCATGACAATATCCTTGAACGCATGTGGGGTCTGCGCCATGATGCAAGCGAGCGTGCGGGTGAAGTCCAGTGCCCACCCACCTCTTTAAGCCATTGCATTAGTCCAGGGTCCAGGTCTCTAGTCTCTAGTCTCTACTCCAGAGGGCGACGGAGCAAGTCAGCTTCCACGGTGGAGTTCAGCCACGGCCCGACGTTGGTGCGGGGATTGGGAGGATCGGAGCGCAGCTGGTAATTGGCGTTCTTCATGCTGGACCCCTGGGTGTCGATGCCCAGTTGTTGGGACACATCCAGGAAGTTCTGACCTTGCAGTGCAGTCGGAGCAAACTCGCCGAAATCCATGACTTGTGGGGACGACGGTTTGGGCAACAGATCCGTGGCCACATTGATCGCTGGCATCTGGCTGGACCCCTGTGCGGACGTGGGGGTGGCCGGGGGTGCTCCGGCGGGCGGCACGGTATCAAAACTGGAATCGTTCAGGGGAACATAGTTGGACACACGGGGGGTACCCGACGCCATGCCCGACGCCATACCCGACGCCATACCCTTCTTGCGTGCCCATCGCCTGGCAAGCTTGTACAAGACAAAGACCACCACCACCGCCAAGACAAGTTTCAGGAGTTGCTGAGAGTCCATGAGTCGTGGTATCAGCAAAACAAAAAAAATCGGGCGTCAGACGTGTTCTGGGGTTTCAGGGATAGCTGCCTTCGTCGTCATACTGGGTGTCATCCATGGGCGCGACAGACATGGAATTCCATTGCATCTGCTGGGGCGTGGCAGAGATGACCTTGGGCGCCGACACGATCAGGGGGACGTTGCTCACCACAAACGGCTGTGAAGATGGCACCATGTCATAGTCTTGGCCGGAAGGTAGGAAACCTGAACGACCGCCGAGTTTCTTGAGCAGGTACAGAGCGGCCAACACGATGACGACAACGAGCAGCACTTTGACGGCGGGCTTCATCGGCAAGATGAAGGGTCCATAGAAAATAATTACATGTACTCCTCGACCACATCGGCCAAGTCTTCAGAATCTTCGGCGTCTTCGGCGTCTTCAGCGTCTTCGGGGTCTTCGTGGTCAATGAGGCACGCCTGGTTGCACACCTGGATTTGCACCAGACGCCACATGCCTCCCCACTCCGCGCGCCCGAAACACACGCGACTCAGCTCCAAGACGCATCGAACCCTGCACCCGTCACGAGCGTCTTCGATGCCCACGGCCTGCTTGGACGAGTCGAAGATGTCCAATGAGTCGGAGACACGCACCTTCAGGTCAGACGTATCAGTGCCAGTCTCGCCAGTCTCATCGGTCTCGCACGTCACAAAGCTCTTGAGGTTGGCACGCAGGGTCTCGTCGCTGACCGTCCGGCCTCCGAGGACCCGATCTTTGTTGTCGAGCACCGCGTCCAGGAGCGCCGTCTCCACGCTGCGTAAGAACGCACGGAATTGGGTGGGCACGCCGAGGTGAGCGAATGTGGACTCGTGCGTCACGTCGCCGACCAGGGTCAACGGAGGCGTCTGGATCGTGAGCGGGGTCTCGAGAGGCGCGATGTACACCTTGTTGTCTTTGATCGCGGGTCCGACGCACAGGGCCGAAGACAGGTCCACTGACGTGTAGTACTGCGCCATGTGTCATGTACCAACCCAGTATTTTGTCGAGAATCTTGCGCGGGCCCAGCGCGTTCAAATAAAAATTCTGTACATCCGCCATGGCCGACAGCTTGTTGAACGGTGATGCACTCCTCAAAAAAGTGGGCCCCGAGGTCCTTGAAAAATTCCAGCGCGGCCAAGCCAAGGTCCGAAGCGGCGAGTTGGATTGCGATAGCCGTGACATCCAAGCGCATCAGTTGGTGGTATACCGCGTGGCCGAAACGTATGCACAAAACTTCATGCCACACAATAAGAATGATCACCGTGGCTTGGTGGTGTATCACGGCACAGGGACTGGAAAAACCGTCACCGCCGCCGGCATCATCATGGCGTTCTGGCAGAATAAGGAGTGGCTGAAAAGGAAAAGTGAACTTGTCAAAAATGACCAGAGCAAGGCTGGTTTTCCGCACATTTACTTGGTCTCGACAGTCGCGAATATGGGGAACCAAACGGCACAGAGGTACGCCGATGACCTGATGCTCTATTACAACGCCCAAGTGCGTGCTATGTACAACAAAGAGAATTCCAAACAAAATCTGAAAGACTGGCTTGTGACCAAGATGGGTGGCGGTTCTGGCGGTTCTGTTGGGATCTCACATGCCAAAGAGTCTCAAGCAGGATCGGTGGTCAAACGCATGAGCTTCGAGATGTTGGCCAATCAATTGTTCGCTCGCACTAAATACGCATCGAGCGAAAGAGAACATGGGCCCGATGAGTTGTTACATCGTGGTGTGGTCTTCATTATCGACGAAGTGCAAAATCTGGCATCGATGTTGCAGTTGCAAAAACCGGGAAAAGACAGGGAACCCTTGAGGGAATTGTACAACTGGCTGACACGTGACCTCGCAAATACGCCCGGGTCGATCGCGTTTGTGCTGAGTGCGACGCCGGGACGCAACATCAAGGATTGGATTGACATTTTGAACATCGTGAGACCATGCGGGGCAAAACAAATCGAATACGATGTGAACAATCCGCGAACCTTCCAAAACTCTATCCGAGGCCTGGTGTCGTATGTTGACTTGTCACGGGATCCATCCAAAGTCGCGGACGTCAAGCACATCAATTACATCGTGGAGTTGGACAAGAGGTACTCAATTGCGTATGTGGACAAAATGTACAGTGTCGCATTCCAGCAAGCCAAGCCAGATCTCTTGCGTCAAATCGGAGATTACTTGACGCCACAACAGGTTCCCATGTGGATGCAAAAGACGACCCGCACCCGCACCAAGACGACCTACACGAATGTGCCAATCAAAAACACATGGGAAAAGCACCTGATATCCCAAAAAGTCGTGCACGCAGCCGAGAAAATTTTTAAACGCATGAATGAGCGCGGCAAGCAGTACGTGTACACCTGTTGTGCTGTGGCAGACATGGTGGCATTGTTGAAGAACAAGGGTCTCAAAGTTCTCACACAAGAACTCATCACCCAATATGGAAAAGATAGAGACCAGAAAGCCAATGGATTCTTCGCAAAATATACAAACACATCATCTGAAAAGTCTGAAAAGTTCGTGTTGGTATACGATGCCAATGTGGTCCCTGGTTGGATCCGATTTGGCATCGAATTGTTCAATGATCCACGCAATGAAAGAGGTCGCTTCATTCCCATCGTGTTGGCGTCCAACATGCATTACGAAGGGCTGGACCTCATCGAAGTCATGGACGTGCACCTCCTCGAACCCATGCCGAATGAATTGGCCCTGAAACAAGCGATTGGACGTGGAGCTCGCGTGTGCAGTCACAAACGCATTACGAGCAAAACGGACCGCGTCGTCACCATTTATCAGTATACTGCAGTCCCACATCGTTATTTGAGTCCTGAAATGGTCAAAGCCATGTTTCCCACGATAACACCTATCACATTACGTACGTGGACCCGAAAGTGGGAATCGGCACAGAGAAATGCAAAAACCGGAAATTGGACAAACCTGGGCGGCAACGTCAGGGTACGCGCGATCTCCAAGAACTCGGCGAATGTGAAAAAACTGATTGATTTCGAGACGTTGGTCAAACAAACAGCGATTGATGCCCCGTTGTTCCGCTCGTATTTGCACGGAGATATCCCAAAAAATGCCAGTGACACACGAACGTATTTGGAATATTGGAACCAATTTCCACACAGACCACGCACACCAAATGTCTCTCAACCCACTAGAAATCCAAATCGCACCACCAATCGAACCACTGGCGCCAATCGCACTCCTCTCAGAAATCCAAATCGCACCACCAATCGAACCACTGGCAATAATACCACCACTGGCGGGAATCAAAGACCTGTCCTCGTGGATCGATTGAAGTTTATTCGAGTGAAAGGTGATGGAAATTGTTTGTTCAACGCGTGCGTGGTGTGCTGGTTTTACATAAAGACCGGGCAGGTACCTGGGCCCCAAAATATCCAAGAGTTGGCAAGATTGTTGCGAACAGCAGCGGTACAGTATCAACGCGCGAATCTCAGCAGACTCAGACTTACACCTACGAATCGCAACAAAGAACTCAAAAGACTCGAAGAAATGAGTGAAAATGGTGATTGGGGCACCGACCTCGAACTCCTTGCTATCGCACACATCTTCAACGCCACTGTGATTATGTACAATGACCCTGCATCATTACCTCATGATGGCCTCACAAATGGGAAGGTGTACAACTTTCGCCAAGATACTGTAAACGGAGAACAAATTCAGATTGGAAATGGTCGTGAATTTGTCTTCAGATTACGAAAGCAAACAAAAACAGGGTATCATTTCGATGCGCTCGTTCCTCCAGATTCGCTGAACAAGATCACACTCATTCCATTGGACACCGCAGAAGAGAACTTTAAAAGGATTCTGTTAAAGAACACGAAGAACACGAAGAACACAAATAATAACAGCAGCTCCTCGGGTGGCAACTCTGCCCGGAACTCGGGTGGCAACTCTGCCGGGAACTCGGGTGGCAACTCGGGAACGAATGCCGCTGGGAATACAACTCACACCAATTCTCTCCTGAGGCAAGCCAAGAGACAACTGAAAGAGGTTCGAGCGAAGCACACGCGATCCAAGAAACGCGTGGAACGACTCAGACAAGAAATTCAGGATCTCCAAAAACAAGTAGATAAAGCCAAAGAAAACAAGACCGCTCACAACATAACGTCACAACAACTCAGAGAGAAGATGGACGAATTGCAAAGGTGCAGAGACCAACTGCAAGCGCTGCAAACCGAAGCCGACGAAATGAGAGGACGCGTACACATTCTCGAAAATGACATAGGTCAAAAGACAACAGAAATCACAGAGTTGCAAGTGCGTCTGCAGCGTGCCCTGCAAAATGGGTCGACTTCGGTATCGACGATTCAAAGACAACTCAATGCCAAAAATGCCGAGTTTGGACAGCTCCAGGAAAGTCTCAGTGCTCTGGTGAATGAACACAGCCGTGCCGTACAAAACAAGAACCGAACCATCCAAAACAAGAACCGAGCCATCCAGAATCTGACATCGTCTTTGTCAAGCATACAAAACCAACTGTCAACAGCTCAAACTGAACTT